ATCGGCGCACGGTTTACCGCCGCTACGCGGAGCGCCGATTTCCCGGCAGTAATTCAATAATTCAAGAAATGTGAGCGGTAAATGGGCACACACAATGGTATGCTATGGCGGTTTTTGGTTGTTACTACTTATTAGAGGGGCGCGACTTGAATGCGCGAAGGGTGCTTTTACCCCACCCTCCCCCGACTCATTCAAAAAAGGCGCAAGGGCGAAGCCCCGAGGCGCAGCCGAGTCTGACCACAGTTAGAATTTGGTTTCAAACACTACCCCCTCGAATGTGACAGGTGAAATGCACAACATTAGACTGTATATTACCAGCAACGCGTTTGAGTGAAGCGACAGATACATCACAATCAGCAATGGCAGAACGTGCCTTCGCAGTTACATCGTCCTCCGTAAGTAGTTCTAATAGAATTCTCGCTAGGATCGCGACTAGGATTACGACGAGCATCAGAAACAGCATTGTGCAACTCCTTTCGAATGTGATCCATCACGAGTTGTGTCACATTTGAAGGGGCGAGTGCTGGGACTTGAGGCACGTCAATTGAGAGAACGTACTCATCTGGAAGTCGAGGGATGAGTGTCTTAAGGAATGATGAAACGAATGTCAGACTCGAGTCACTCTGCTTATAGACTGCCTTGTGGAAGTCTTCGTCGTTCAACTCCTCGCATGACTTGCGGAGGATGGCATGATCGATGTACACAATCCGGGCACGGTTCTGCTCAGTGTAGATTATCAACGTCGGGGGGAGACACCGGATCGCGTCAACCTTGTCCCCGCGATAGTTCTCTAGGATTGGCGGACTATTGATGTTGCCACTATTCTTCAATGAAATCTCGATCGAACGCCCATTCACAACGACACGAATGTCGATGACACTTTCTGTAGCAGAGACATTTTCAACCTCAAACCCGACATTGCGGATCATTTCCGTCATGATTTGCTCGGAAACACCGCCCACGATGAACTTATTTGCGTCGACCTTGGGAGGATACACTAACCGAGTTGCATACAACATTAGCATCCCGACCTGAACAACCGTCGGGTACTCCCGAAATTTGTTTAGAATCGCAATTCCTGCATCTGTGTCGGGTGTGTTGACGACGGGGAGTCTTGTCGCGGGATTCTCCACCTGGTGCATCCTATAGTGTGTCTTGCAATATCTGCCGCACTCGGCGTGCACATTTCGGCAGCACGCAGCACCTCCCTTCTGAATAATTCCAATGCACTTGTTCATCTCGTAATTGAGGTTCGATTCACCATCTGGTCGAACTTCCATTTTTCGGGACGTTCTATAGCATGTAACTCACAGAATCCGACTTTCACTTCCATCCAAATTCTGAAACTTTCTAAAATTGAAACTCCATCGACTCTGAAAAATAAATAGTTTCGGAATTCGGACACAAGTGAATCGGATTCCGTGAGTTCAACAAAAACGAATCTCGTCACTCCTAACAGCAAGAACACACAATATGACATCGTCGTTCAAGTTCATTGACCTCTTCTGTGGCATGGGTGGATTCCACCGTGCGCTGACGAATCTGGGTGGAGAGTGTGTGTTTGCGTCGGACATCGACAAGAAGTGCCAGGATACGTATGAATCGAATTTTGGAATGCGACCCGTTGGAGATATTCGAGCAGTGAGACCGGAAGATGTCCCGGATCATGACGTGTTGTGTGGCGGATTCCCTTGCCAACCATTCTCGAACGCAGGCAGACGCGGTGCGTTTGAGGACGTGCGTGGAACACTCTTTGAGGACATTGCAAAGATCGTGAGTGCAAAGCAACCCCGCCTTCTCATCCTTGAGAACGTCAAGGGCATCAAGTCGATTCAGGGTGGGCATGTGTACCGGACGATCTACGGCGTGTTTGAGAGTCTCGGATACACGATGAAGGATATCGTAATGAGTCCCGACATGTTTGGGGTTCCGCAGAATCGTGAGCGAGTGTACTTCATCGCAATGAAGGGGAATGTTGCGCTGCCCGAACTGCCGAGACCGCAACCCTGCGCGATCCTAGATTCGAGTGCGGATCCAAAGTACAACATTCCAGCAGAACTGGAGGCGGTGTTCTCGATGTGGGACGAGATTCTGCAAACTCTCATCGGCAACAAGGTTGGTGTCCCCATCATCTTAGACTACTTCACGGAGGACGAGACTGAGGCGGGGATCGCTGAATGGAAGAAGGGATACATCATCAAGAACAAGGAGATCTACAACCGCCAACCTGCAGTGTGGGACGCGTGGATGGCAAAGCACGGTGCCCTGTTGAAGAAGAAGGCAGTCTACCGCAAGATGGAGTGGCAGGCGGGTCCTATTAAGCAAGGAGACACGGTGCTGAAGAACCACTTCATCCAACTGCGTCAGTCGGGGATCCGTATCAAGAACGCAACGACGTTCCCCACACTGGTTGCGATCGTACAGACATCGATTGTCGGAGACCAGAAGCGGTACATCACCCCGCGCGAATGTGCCCGCTTGCAGAGTTTTCCCGAGACGCAAACGCTGCATCCAAACGACAAGGTTGCATACAAGCAGTTGGGGAACTCGGTGAATGTGAATGTGGTCGAGCATGTCGCACGGCACGCGCTTCAAATGGCGGGAATCCATTAAAACGGAAGTGGGTTGATCAATGCGTGATTACAGCAATAAGCAAGGATGACGCCCCAAATCTACAACGCAATCTCGAAGACGGAACTGGAACTCATGACGTTCCGGGGCAACGTTACGAAGGAGTCGGACAACATGTATGAGGTGGAGTGGCACCTCGACGAGAAGAAGATCAAGGTGGAGATCCTGTACGAGAATGGAGGCATCGTGGGGTCGGTGCTGGAGCAAGGGCGTGCAACGGATCGCGAGGTGAAGAAGTTGATGGACACCTTCATTGAAAAACTGGACTGCGATACAGAGCAGATGGAGGTTGATTGGGAACCGCAGGTCACGGAGTTCGCAAATATTCCAATGTTGAGTGGTTAGATCTTCTGAACCTTCTCAGCAACAACCTTTTCCAGCACGATCTTGATACCGTTCTTCACAGTGCATCCATGCACTTCGGGGGTGCGACACACGACACAGCATTTTTGCCCGCAGAGGCACTTGAATTCCAGGTGGGTCTTCTTCTTACAGTGGTCGCACTTCATTCTTCTTTGGTTGGGTGATTGGAGTCTTCTTGATCACATCGGGTTCATTTTCGAGGCGATAGTTCCAACCGTTCGGCGTCTTGACACCTGGGAAGCACATGCAGGGGACCTTGCAGGGTGTCACGGAACTTCCACGAGGAACAAGACCGCACGTCAGGACTTCGCGAGAGCAGTAGCTGATGATGTTGCGGCAGGAAGACATTGTAGATCCACCTCCCAACCCAAATCCTTTTCCGTTTTTATAACAATGAAGGTCATTCGATACAGTGTTGTGATTGACCCAGACGTCCGCTTCTCCAAGAAAGAGTTTGCGCGGGACATTGCAATATACCTTTCGGACCCAAATGGTTGGGAATCAAAGGGATATGAGTTTGAGGAGGTTGAATCGAACCCAGAAGTGGTCATTCACATGACGTCACCTGCTGGACTTCTCAAGGTCGGGTGTGAAGCAGATCTGTCGTGTGCGGAACTGGGAGGGAAGCACATGCGCGTCAATTCCATGCGGTGGACGACGGGTGCGGAACCCAGCAAATTGGATTTGGCGAATTATCGGCAGTATCTCGTGTCGCACGAGATGGGGCACATCCTAGGGCACGATCACACAAAGTGCCCTGGACCTGGGCAACCTGCGCCAGTGATGATGCAGCAGACAAGGGGGGTTGGGAAATGCAAACCAAACACGCGAGTTTAGTTGGAGTACGCAAGACCGCCCATGCCGGACATCACGCGGAAGATGTTGTAGTTCACCGCGTAGATGCGGAAGTTGAAGGGCGTTGCCTTCGTGGGGTATGCACCCGTCTTGATACTGTCAAACACCAACGTGGACGTATCAATGCGGGAGAAGTTACAGGTGCCGGACGGCTGGTGCTCCTCGGGCTGGATGGCGAAGGAATACACATTGATGGGGTTGTAGGTCGTGGGGAAGGCGACGTTCGCGGAGGAGAGGTTAATAGTACCAGTTGATGCGGTCACCGTCGAACTGACAGCGTACGTCCCAATACCACCCGTTCCAGTGATGTTGCCAGTGATGGTCGTGCCAAAAGGAATGCCCGTTCCGACGACCAACATGTTGTCAATAATAACACCGGAGACACTCGTCACATTCAGCACACCGCCCGCCATCGACCAGTTCGGCGAGGTAATTGTGACACTCGCGGGAGTTCCGGAGATGAGCGAATTCATACCGGGCGTGACTGCCTGGCGCGTCGGCCAGAAGGCGCCACCCGTGTGGTGCTGGTAGGGCTGCACCTTCCAGAAGTAGTCGCCATACCGCTCAGAGAACCGATCCTGACCGTTGATCTGGAGGCGGCACCGATCGACGATGTCGTCGTATGAGAAGTTCTGGGTGTAACCAAGCGCCTTCGTGATGTCAGACCCACAGTCCGTCTTGCGGGCATCCTGGAAGACCCACACGAGCTCCTTGACGGGGTGGTTGAGGGTCAGGTCAATGCGAGCAGTGGAGCTGGTGATCGTCTGCTGAAGACCGAACTGCAGCTGGTCGATGAGGTACTCGTGCGACTGCTGGGCGAACCGGCGGCGCTCGTCCGTGTCGAGGTACACGTAGTCAATGTACAGCGACATGTCCGTCAGCTGGGGGAGAAGCGCAGCCTTCGCGGCGACCGAGCCAGTGGTGCCAGAGACGCCACTCACAAGATCCGTCGCGTTACCGAGCGTCACGTTGATGCGCACCTCGTGGTACTGCAGGGCAATCAGGGGCAGGGCAAGGCCAGGGTTGCGGCAGAACCAGAACTGCAGGGGAATGTACAGGACACCGGGGCGACCGTCGCACGACGTGGCGCTCGTCTGCGAACCGGAGATGTTGCCACCCACCATGGTGTCGAGGCGGGAGGAGGTGTCGAAGTTGGCAGTGAGGTTCTCCCACAGGAACAGCCACTCACCGTAGTGGGTGTCGATGATCTGTCCGCCAATCTCGACCTCAATCTTCTTGAGGAGCGCATACCCGAGGCGGCGCTGGGCACCCGCCGTCCAGGTGACGCCCGGGGTGACGGTGTCGGGCAGCACCACCTCGAGGTACGTCTTGTACATGAGGTCGGCGTTGCGGTTGACAACGGCGACGACGCGCTGTCCGTAGGTGGGCGAGCCAGTGAAGTTCACACGGAACGCCTCCATCGCGAAATTGGTGTGGCGCTTGAACAGCACCTTCCAGAACGTAATGTGAGGATTTCCAGTGATGTATGCGTCCTGCGCACCGTATGCGACGAGTTGAAGAAGACCACCTCCCATTTTATTTATACTTGACCGTATATATTCTTCCGCCGTTCAACACAATGGCACGAGTCGGAGGTGCGTTTTTAGCACAGGGCGCGGACACGTGCGTCTACGACCCGCCCGTGGCATGCAGCAACGGTCGGGCTCCCTCGGGTGACTTCGTGTCGCGAATCGTGAAAAACGAAGCGGGCGAACTGAACAAGCAGTTCGATATACAGTCGAAAGTGGATTCCTTGGAAAAGGTCTACCCTGATCGGGTGGCACCCTATGTAAATCTGTCGGTCGCGTCGTGTCTCCCAAAACTTCAAAAGAAGGACATCTCAAATGCCCGAGGGAAGTCGTGTGCAATTCACCCCGAGTTGCAAACAGAGGGCGTCAAGAATGGGTTTGACAATCTGATTACCCCAAAACAGGGCGATGATCTTTACAAGACGGGGAAACCCGCGTCGATTCTCATTCCTGCACTGAAGCCCCTCTTCCGGGCAATTCTGCTGTTGAATTCAGTTGATGTGATTCACTCAGATTTGCACACTGGCAACGTTGCGTGGATGGGCGACAAGTTGGTGGTGCACGACTGGGGTCGGGCGACCACGACACGGGGTGATTTCATAAACGGTACACTGGCAGGGGTTCAGGGGAACATGCGCCACTTTAAGGAGTATCCCCAGTATGTTCGTCCATGTGAACTGACCGACGAGTGCGGGCTGGGGGTGTATACCCATCGCCTCTCCGTCCAGCAGATCCTGGCAATTCCTCGTCTCATGCGGGTGTGGGATACACTGGGATTGCTGGGGTACATCTACTCGGACATCTTGAAGCGCCATCCGCAGTTTAATTCTATCTCGGCGAGTGCAACACTTCAGTCCATCAGCAAAATCAAGGAACTTGCGAAGAACAGCACGATCGTGAAGGTTGACAACGTCCAGGCGATCATGGATGAGTATTTCGGAATCATTGCGTCGGCGTCCGTGGCACTCGCTCCTACCGGAGTGCCTCGAATTGCAACCCCGAAGGACGATTCAATGCGCGGAATGCCGACCTCGAAGGACATGTCAATGGACCTCAGTCCATCCCCTGCGATGGGCGGGGCACGGAAAAAGCCGCGGACACAGACGCGGCGGTTCTGCAAGTGCATCAAGTCCGTGAAGAAGACGGGGAAGACGGAGCGGGGTGCCATCGCAATCTGTGTTCATTCGGTTCTTCAATCGCGCGGACGGACGATGAAGAAGTTCAATTGCGGCAGGCTGGCGAGGGTCTTCACTCAGAAAGCGAAACGCCTATAATTTAGAAGAAGTTCTGCGACGACGGGTCTTTCGCCGTGCCCCACCGCTAGTTATGTTTCGTTCATCGCCAGCTTCAAGATTTATCAATCGATAGAAACGACTCTTATCGATCTTTCTGTTGAAATAGACTGACAACCGCGCATGCAACTCATCTGGGTTCTTGGGCAGTTTGTCGACATATTTTGGCAGATTTATCACAGAATCCATATCTTCTTGAACACTTGTGTTAAACCCATCAAATACAACCTTCTTCAGCCCTGCATCCGACCCGACTGCGGGCAGAACAAATGTACCAAATAGCCTATAAAGTTCAGCAGTGCGATCCAAATTGCTTGACGACAGACTCACTTCCTTCAGAGCCATACCAAATGCAGGATCCATTGCACGAAATGTTGAATAATAGGCACTCCATGTCTGACAGAATGTATCATTTTGTGTACTAATTTGGCAATCTCCTGCCTTGTCATCTTCGCGAACCAACTGATACATCGCCGGAAGCTTAGCTAGACAACTGTTCAGCAGTTTCGGTTCAAACACTACAATTCCGGTATCAAACTTGTAAAGTTGTATCGGTTTCTTACCCTTGTCTGCTAGGATTCCGATAAAATGAGTTTCATCCGTTTCTTCATCGGGGCTGTTGCTCACAGTTAAAATTACACGGGGTGTAGGACTAATCCGCAGGCTTGTTGCGATATATGAATTTAGTTCTTTACAAAAGGTTGCCTCATTCGATGTTTCTGGTTTAAATATATCGGCAACCGACACATCGGTTATGTTCTTGGAACGAAGATAGTTCAGAATCATACGTCTTCGCAGTTCGGAATCAAGCATAATGTATGATTTCACTGCATCCATTCCAACCTCAACAATGTATTCTTCTAGCGAAATATGAGCCATTGTATAATTGTATTATAATACCATTTAGTTTCATTTTACCGGTTCACTCAGAAAGCGAAACGCCGAGTTTAGTCAGGGCTTCCTGGCACGCAATCTGTTCCGCCTTCTTGCGGGTGGTTGCTGTTCCGTACCCGAGATGCTTGCCCGAGTCGTCGCACACTGCAACGCGGATCTCGCCGGTCTTGGGGTTGTTGGACAGCATGAGGTACGTGGGAGTACACTTGAGCGTTCGCTGGCAGTGTTTCTGGAACACGTCCTTGTAATTGGTGACAGCAGTCACCATCTCCTCAATGTCAAGGTACGCCTCAATGACGGTGGTGACGAAGGCGTACACGACATTGAATCGATTGCCGCAGTCCGTCCACAGCGCACCAATGAAGGCTTCCAATATATCGCCGAGTTTCTTGATGTTGCGGCGTCCGTCAATCGCAGCGGACGTCTCGTTGTGGCGCGAAATGACGTAGAAGATATCCAGCCCGACCTGTTGCGTCAGTCGACCCAACCGATCGTTGTTGACCAGTTCCTTGCGTGCGTCTGTGAGGAACCCCTGCTTCTTCTCGGGGTACTTCTTGCGGAGGTACGTCGCGACGCAAACGCCCAGCACGGAATCCCCCTCGAATTCCAGGCACTCGTAGGATTCATCTTGGAGGGGCATGACGCCGGAAGGACAGGGTGCGAGTGCAGCCGTTCGTCCATCGGGCGTGGTGTACTCCAGCCGCTTCACGTAGGTTGTGTGAACCATCGCGGTCTGGAAGATCTTGGGGTTCTGAACCCGATAGTTTGGCAACCCGTGTCTCCGCACGATACGATGGATGTCGCTCTCGCGGAAGAAACGATTGGCGGGGTTGTAGGGTGAATAGACGTCCATTGTATTCCATTGAAGTTGGTCGCCGAAAGTTCATTTTCACGGAAGCGGGGGGAGTACACAATGGATCCTACGTTCTTCACCGGTCGCCTCACTGCAAAGGAGGCAGCGGACGCGCTCGCGCAGTACAATGAGTACCGCCCCCTTCTGATTACGAGTGGGTACGGCGTGCTGACCCAGAATGCGGCAACGATCGCGGAGGTGGAGCCGATGACGCTGATTGAGGCGGAGCAGTATGCGAACGAGACGGCGGTGCCGTTTGGACCCGCGCTGGTTGTGCCCGTCACGAGCAACGTCCACAGCGCATACTGGGTGTGGGGGTGCTGGCTCGCGTGCCCGAACGATCACGAGCATACGGACGTGGAGGAGGGGGATTAATAGTACTGGGGGAAGACCACGCGCAGAATGGAGTACACGGCGCCAAACACGACCGCGTGCGTCAGGACCTGCGCGAGGCGACCCGCCCCCGGGGGGAGGGACACAAGGACGCCCGGCGACAGAAGAACGAAGAGGAGGACGGGGACGACGACGTTAAGATCCATAGTTTGTGTAGGAACGCATATAAAAAGCACACATGAACGTTTCTCACGTCGATAGTAAAGATGAGGACTCGACGACGCGGTGCGGGAATTTTTGGACCGACAGTCCCGACAATCACGGCAGACACTTCGCCGGGGGAGGCGGACAAGATGCTCGCGAAGATTGTCGCCATGAAGGAAGGGAAGGACAAGTACTCGGAGGAACTGACGAAATTCATGAGAGCCGTTGCAAATGCGAAGAAGTTCGACGAGTTGTCGGAGGATCCCAAACCCGTCAAGGAAGCACTGTCCGATGCCCGATACTCAATTGGAACGCTGGCTTCGAAAAATCCCGCCATGCACGCGTCACTCTACAACTATACCGTGGTGCAGCAACTTGCCTCGACCAGGCGTCTCAACGATACGATGCGAGTCGTGCGTAGACAGGTGGATCCAGTGAACAAGGAGTTGGATGCAAAGAATAGAAAGGCGACGGCAGACGCACTGCAGCGACGAATGGACACGTTGCGTGGCGGAAGACGGCGAACCCGTCGCACCCGGAAGCAAAAGAAACGAATCTAAAAAGATTGTGTTGTCCTAAGACATATCGCACTCGTTAATGGCTAACTTTCGCGTCACCTCTCTTGCCAACCGCATCCTCGCGACCCACGGGTCGTTCCTAAGCAATGTGAAGCGTATCCAGGTCGGGTTCCTCGCGGAACGCAACATTCAGGAGGCAAGGGGGTACATGGCAGAACTGCAATCCATTCTCAATGAGATGGAAGAGTCCCTTAAACAGAAACCAGTCCAATCCGACAACTACATCCCTATGAAGTGAAAACGAACATAAAGTCGCGAAATAAAAAGAAAACAATGGAGACAGTTATATCGGGTGCAATTATCTTGGGCGGGCACATGTGCTGTTGGTATCAATGTTTTCGATGCTTTGGGTGTGTAGACGATACACCGTATACGCCACAAGAACCAAGAGTTATAGTTATTCAATCCCCCCAATCAAATCCAAATCCATTTGATTCTCAGGGCAAGTATCATAATTCCGCATATGGAGTCTAAGCTTGCTTCGACATGACAACCTCAAATCCATACTCATCTGAGATCAGAGTCGGCTCATGCTTGGCGATGATCGCCTTCATCAGCTGCTCCGCCTGTACCGGAATCAACTCCTTCAAATACGACTCCAAGGTCTTCTTTGAAAGCGTCCAGCCCTTCTTCCACTGCATCGGTCGCTTGACCACGAACATCGCCTCGGAGGAGGAGAGTGCGATCTTGTCGGGAAGGTCCCTCGCCTCATTGTACACGGCTGCCAGGTCCAGCTCCAAACTGTTCTTCTCCTCGCGCAGCTCAGAGGCAGCTGCATTGATCTCCTTCAAGTTCTTGGCGACGCGAACGTACTCGGCGAGAACGGGCTTCAGGGAGTCCATTCCGCCACGAAGACGGAGAACCAGGTGCAGCGTGCTCTCCTTCTGGACGTTGTAATCCGCAAGCGTGCGTCCGTCCTCCAACTGCTTGCCCGCAAAGATGAGGCGCTGCTGATCGGGAGGAATGCCCTCCTTGTCCTGAATCTTCTGCTTCACGTTCTCGATAGTGTCGCTCGCCTCCACGTCCAGTGTAATCGTCTTGCCGGTGAGTGTCTTGATGAAAATCTGCATCTTGTGTGCATCCAGTTCGTGTCCGCGGAATCGTTTCCGTTTTTAGAACAAGAGATGTCCTGGTTTGACGAGGAGGAAATTGAGCGGCTTCGGACGGTGTACAACAAGGAGCACTCCCGTGAATCGCCCATCCCTAAGGGCGCGCCCGAACAGACGTGGACGACTCTCAAATCCAAATTGCACGAGAAGTGCAAGACGGGGGAGGCGGAGTGCATCATTGCGTCGTTGATGCAGCGTCCAAAGGCACCGAAGGAGTGGACGCTGAATCGGCAGGAGTGGTTGTCGAGCGACGACATCCAGGCGGTTGAAAAGAACTACACGACCCTGTTTCCGGGGTATGAGTTTTTGGGTTCGGTTCCAATTGATTTCGATCTGAAGAACGAGACGAGGGAGTGCATCGTCAGCACGCTGTGTGCCATCAAGTTGCCGGAACTGTTCAAGGCGGGGAAGCAGCGCATCGGCATCATCTTCAACACGGACCCGCACGACGGTCCCGGGGAGCACTGGGTGGCGCTGTTCTGCGACATCCGACCTGAGCTCGAGTATCCCCGCGTGACGTACTTTGATTCGTATGCGCACACCCCCGAACCCGAGATCCAGACGCTCATGAAGCGGTGGAAGAAGCAGTGGGATGCGACGGGGGTTCACAAGAATGGGATGAAGATGACGTTCAACAAGACGCGGCACCAGTACAAGGACAGCGAGTGCGGCATGTACTGCCTGTACTTCCACTACGCGTGCCTCATGCAGATTCCAATGGGCAAGACCATTCCCGACGACGTCGTCAATTCGTTTCGCGATTTGCTATTTAAGATTCCCAAGGCATAAGAAACAAATGGAGGTCGCACTCGTTGGGATTTTGGGATACTTGGTGTGGAGTGAGTGGACGGCGCAACAGAAGGGCGGGAGCGTGGTGTCGCGGAAGAGGGTGTGCGACTACCACGTCGCGGGGTCGGTGTTTGAGGACCTCTCGACGGCACTGGCGCGCGGCGTGCGTCTGATTGAGCTGCACGTGTATGCTGACGAGCAGGGGCACCCCGTTGTCGCGAAGCACCCCATGAACGACGGGTATGACTATGCGCTCGACAATGACAGTTTCGAGTCGTGCTGCGTCACGCTGGTGAATGAGGCGTTCCCCTCGCCGCATCCCCTCATCCTATCCATTGTGTCGCACACTGAGAACGCGGTGACGATGAATCGGGTCGCCGAGCACCTGAAGACGACGCTGCGCAAGCACCTCGTGCCCGAGACACGGGGCATCGCAACGGCACTGCTCGATCGGTTTGTCGATCGGGTGCTCATCGTCTCGGGCGGCAACTTTGTCGGGACGGAACTCGAACCCCTCGTCAACCTGTCGTGGTCGGGGTCGGATCTGCGCCGACTGACATACTCCCAGGCAATTCATCCGCGGGACCAGCAGGATCTTGTGGCGTACAACCGCGACCACATCACGATAGTCGCACCCGACGCCGCGTTCGGCAAGAGTGCCGTGAACCCCGAGACGGTGCGTGCGTACGGTTGCCAGTGGAACCTGTTTGGCGACCAAACGGGATTCGTTGAGAAGTCCGCGGGACTGCAATAAACAATCTTTGCTCTAAAACAAAATGGAGGCAGGAAAGCGCAACCCGTGGCTCACGCACGTCAAGAAGACCCTGAAGGCGAACAAGGGCAAGTCGTTCAAGGCGGTGCTGAAGATGGCGAAGAAGACGTACAAGGGCGGCGCGGACGTCTCGCCCGCTGCCGAGGATGCGGGCACGTCCATGAACACGGCGGCACCCGTCGGCGGTCGTCGCCGCACGCGGAAGGGCACCAAGGGCGGTCGCCGCACGCGCAAGCACTAAAACGGATTCGCGCAGTGTGAGTAAGACGACATCACAATGGACGAACCCAAGACACGACGCGAGAGCAAGAAGACGAGCAAGGAGAAGCGGGGGGACAACATCTACTCGGCGAAACACGTGAGGCAGCAGGAGGCGATTCAGGAGAAGAAAAAGAAGTAAATCACAACAAGGAACGGTGCGAAACACGGAACGTCCTACGATGGTCCCTGTTTTTCGTCAGACCACCCCCTGCCGTCTTTCGGCATGTTTTCCCCTTGTACGTCTTTTTCGCACACCCGCTCTTGTAGTACGCGACCTGCTGGGAATACCCCTTGAAGGACGGGATGGAGGTGCCTGATTCCTTGGAGAGGGCGAGGAGCAGTCCGTACATCCACTTCATGTACGCCTTGCGGGAGGAGAGATCGGGGGCGGGGTAGGATGCAAACACCGCTCGCAATTCCTCGAAGGGGTAGGCGAGCGCGAGGTGGCGCAGGAACGTCTCCTGTGTCGCCCTGTCCGACTCCTCGGGTTTGTCGGGGTAATTGACTGCAATTGAAAAAAGGAAGTCGCGACCCGGCACGCCGTCCGACGCCTTCATTGCGGCATAGCGTTTCTTGATATCGTCAAACGACGGATCGGGACCGGGATTAATCACATTGGGATCGTCCTTGCACTGAGTCCTGAGTTTGTTGTTCACCATGTTGTGGAGGTTGAACAGCCACTTTCCTGGGTCGCCGCGGAGGGGGTGGGCGGCTACGAACTCTGACGTGCTCGCGCGGCAGTATTTACACGGCAACACATCCTTCATGTCGTTTAGAACATCGTCTGGATGCGGACTCCTGAATGCGATTAGATGAAACAATTGCCATGCACTCGGCCCCCAGAAGCGAGTGTCCATATTGTTCTTAGGAGGTGAATTTAAGCATAAACCCCCTGCCATACTACACCGGATGAGGTTACAGCAAGTAAATTACTACCTTCCGATGAAACCGAGCAATGTTTTAGAGTTTGGGTCGCTAATGATTTAGTCCACGTTGTTCCCTTATTGGTTGTCATCCATACTCCTACAGAACTTGCTACGATAACACTTCCGTCTTCCGAACAATAACCGTTTGAAATCTTGTTAGGAGTTGCAGTTGTTGTTAACTGCCCATCTATTCTTAAATAAATAATACTAGTCATAGGAGTGGATATAAGCGTAGATAGTGTTGAATCGCCTGCTAAGTTAAGATCTGTGCTGGATGTACCTGAAACAACCACACTTGATCCTCCACTATATTTAACTCGACCGTAATAAATAGTATTACCATCGTCGCTTATAACAGTAGCTTGTGGGTTCCCACCTCCCAAGTTTGTACTGGCTCCATAAGCAGTTGTATTAAATGGACATTTGAAGGTACCTCCAAAGAATATAGCGTATGCTAAATTGCCATTGTTAGCAATTGCAACCGCTGTAATCCCATATGCCGCACCTAGAGATGCACTTGGAGTTACAGTATATGTATTGCCAGTTACAAGGTTAAACACAAAAATATCTACCCAGTAATTCCCAGAGCGTCTAGCTACCGCTGCCCATACGCCATTTCGCGACATGGAATATGTTTGAAACTCTTCACCCCAACCACTTGCGACAGTCTTAAACTGCCACGTAACTCCATTGTTCAAACTGTAGTGCATCTTAGTCAGCGAGTATGCCACTATGGTGTTTCCGTTGACAAACGCTGTCACGAATGTATCAACCGGCATGTTTGATTTTTGCGACCACGTTACTACTTTCGCAGTAGGTCCACTCGAATTGGATGTCATCCTGGCAAAAAAAGGTTGCAGACCACTGCTCTTGGCTACTGCACTCTGTGTAACCACTGCTCCTGCCCCTGCGCTGCCCCTGACTCCACCACCTGAACTTGATTTCTTGGATGCGGAACCACCTGCGGCAACGGAATTCGCATCACTGACAGCCCCGTTTGATTCTGCCCCCGCTCTCACAGTCGCAGTGAAATCCGATGCTCCACCACGTAGTATTGGCATTTGTAAATACAGAAGATTGAAAAAATAAAGTATGTCTCAATGAATAAAATGCTTGACAACAAGGACATTATTATCCTGACTGCGTCGTTCTACCTCGCGACGGTGGTCGCCAAGTTCTTCACGTCCCTGTCCGAGGACATCATCACGCCCCTCCTGGCGCCCGCCGCGGCGGCTGGCAAGGGTGTCGCCTCCTTCACCATCTCGGTGGGCGGCATCACGCTGAAGGTCGGCGAGTTCATGTCCGCGCTCGTCAACCTCATCATCTCCTTCGTGCTGGTGGTGTTCACGATGGGCGTCCTCCGCACGTACTTCCTGTCCCGCATCGGCGCTGCCCGCACTGCGTAAACCGTCTTTTTAACCTCGCAATAAACAATGACAACAAAGAAGGGTGACGCGATTGACCAATTGATACACAGTATTAACTGGAAAATCGGGAACTTTTCTATGTTGTCTCTCCTCTTCGGCACGATCATGGCTCTCATTGACATCGCAATGATGGGTACGGTCAAGATGGTGTCGACTGGCACGTTGTCCGCCGCGGTGGGGGTACCGTTTGCGGTCGGGATGTATGCCCTGGAACCGCTCGTGTTCCTGAAGGCGATGAAGTATGACGGCATGGTCGCAACCAACTTGATTTGGAACCTCATGTCCAACGTGATTGTGACGATGCAGGGCATTCTGATTTTCGGCGAGTCGATCGAAGGGCTGCGCTGGGTCGGCATTGGCATGAGCCTCGTGTCCCTCGCAATCCTGTCCTACACGGGCAACAAGTAAAAAATGGTTGAGTAGATACAAATGGTTTGGTACAATCCTACAACGTGGTTTGCTCCCGCGGACGACACTGCGCTGCCGACGACGGACCCCTATGCGGTCGACCAGGCGCCCCCTGCACTTGGCGGTCGTCGCCGCAAGACCCGGCGTGGTGGCAAGAAGTCTAGGAAGTCCCGAGGCGGAAAGAGGTCCAGCCGCCACGCGTAAACTTGCCGTACATCCCCACAATCCGCTTCAGCAACTGCTCGGGCGTCGCGCTGTTCATAACCTCATTTTCACGCTTCCATTGGGAGAAGGCAACTCGGATCGCGGTCTGGGTCACTGACTCTACATCTTCCCCATCAGTGTGGGGATGCACCCACTCACGGAGGAATCGGGCGATCACGTCATTCTCCTCCTTGTACTCGTTCGTGTGCTCCATCGCCCTCGGCGGGGGCACTAACTTCCGCCACCCACTGCCCCGAATGAAGGTCTGGACGAGGAAGGACATGAATGTCACCGCCCACTCCTCGCTCTGCGTCTTCTGGACGATGGTGTCGTCCATCGGCTTCTCGTTCGGTGCGACGGGGGACACCACGAACTTGCTCGGGAAGTCAATCACAACAACACGACGCCACGTCCCGCCGTCCATCGTTGAGATCTTGGGTTTCTCATTGCAGGTCAAGTGCATCTTCGGGGGTTCGAACTCCACCATCGCCTTCGTTCCCGCATACAGATCGCGTGCCACCATCGTCTCGGACGACACCATCTCCTTCATCACCCCCGAACTCAGAGGCTCACCCTCGTCGGGCTCCTGCATCATGACGATGCGAGCGCCCTTCATCTTCACAATCTCGGGAGCGGCGGCACCCGACTTGCCGCGCTTCTGGGTGAGGAGTGCGATGGGGACCTTGCACGTGTACTTGCCGAAACACTTGGACACGAGGTTCATGAGCATGGACTTGCCGTTGGATCCGGATCCCGTGAGGATGTGGAACTTCTGCTGGTTGTTGCCGCCCACGAGGCAGGTGGAGAGGTGGCACATGAAGTACTCGCGCACATCGGGGAATGGCAGGATGTCGGCGAGGAACTTCGACAGTTCGGGCCAGCACTTGTGGGTGTCATAGGGTGACGAATCGTAATCCAGTTCCGTGGTGATGCTGATGTAATCCTCGGGATGCCCCTGGCGGAACACGAGCGCGTTCGTGTCGAAGACGCCGTTGTTGAAGGCAGTCAGGGTCTTGTTCTCATTCAGCTTGCGCCCAAACTCCTCGTCGAGGAACAACTCCTTGCCCTCGTCCATCACGCTCTTCTTGAATCCCGTGCGCTTCAACTTGAGTCGCACCTCATTGCAGTTCTTCTTCTTCTTCTCGAGGA